TTAGGATTGATGAGTGGCAAGACCCCGAAACCAATAACTACATTGGACCAAATCTTCAATGTTATATGACTCCTGAAAAAATTATAAAAGATATGTGTTCACAATTTGAACAGGAGTTTAACAATTTCACAACCTCCGAATTTTGGGTGATGTTTAACCTTGAATTTATTGATGAACTTGTATTTGAAAGAAATGTGAAACGGTCTCGAGTAAAGTTCTTCACAGATAATGTAATTAAAGCTAAATGGGCTGTTAAGATGTATGGTGTCGAATCATACGTTATAAATGTTGACGAATTTCTAAACCAGGATAAAATCATGCCGAAGTCAAATAAAATTATTGTTATCGGAAATCCTCCTTATCAAACACAAACAGATAAACAAAAGCTAAGAGACATTGATGGCGCTGACCAAACAAAACCACTATATGATAAATTTGTAACTACTATAATTGACAACATCAACCCGAATAAGTTTACTCCGATTATTCCTTCAAAGTGGATGTCTGGCGGTATGGGGTTGGACACCTTTCGTTTAAAAATGATGAATGATTGTAGGATAAAATCAATAAATCATTTTTCTGGAGCAAAAGAAGTTTTCAAATCCGTTGAAATCGGCGGTGGGGTTAACTATTTCTTATGGGAATCGGAATATTCTGGCCCATGTAGTTTTTCAGATGGTAATACGGTTGTTAGTAGATACTTAAACGAATTTGAAATTATACTACAAGATAATACAGCGTGTTCAATAATTAGAAAAGTCAAAGAAGTTTCTGAAAAATTCGTTTCTGAAAAAGTATGTAGTCGTAAACCATTTGGATTGGCATCAAATCATTCAAAGTTTTCTGACACAGGCATTAGATGTTATGTTGTTGACAAATCTGAAAAATTTGTTTCTCCTGACAAGTTTGTAGACACTAACAACATTTTAAACAAATATAAAGTGTGTATGGCTGGAGCATCTGGATTTTTCCGAGAAGCAAAGTATACTGTTGGTAACCCATTCATTATAAAGCCAAACGAAATCTGCACAGAAACATATATTGTCATCAATTCGTTTGAAACGGAGAACGAAGCCAAAAATTTTGTTGTATATGCTCATACTAAATTTTTCAAATTTTTGTTGTGGCAGATGCTAACTACTCAAAATAATAGTCGCAAATGCTATAATTATGTTCCAGACCAAGAAGATTACTCTCGTTCATACAATGACGAATATCTTTACCAAAAATACAATCTCTCTCAGGAGCAGATTGAATACATTGAATCCAAAATCAAAACTATTCCATAAGAAGTATCATGTCAAATTTCCAGCCAGTAAAAGTTTTCGATCCAAACAATCCTTCTGATTTTCTAATTGCGAATAGTCAAGAAGAACATATTCGGCATATTGTTTCTTTTGCTTCAAGACAAATAACACCAGCATACGAACCATATTTCAACTATAACAACATGTTTGCTAACCAGTTTTTTGATTCTCTAAGACCGCATCAAAAAGCTTCTTTAGTTAATTCAGCAAGTTGTGATATTGGTCAATTCATTCTTCCAACATCAACAGGAAAAACTCGCGCTGGAATTTCAATTCTTCTTAAAGATGCGTTAGAAAAACACAATCTTAAAAAGAGTGGTGTTTATTTAATTGGAAATCATCGTCTAACACTTTCAGAGCAATTGATTGAAGAAACAATAAAAACTTTTAAGAATTGTGGATTGTTGTTTGATGTTCTGCTTGTAAATTCTGACAACAACGACAATAGCGATTTTCAGCTTCCGATTGATGAGTTTGAAGTTTTTAGCACAACCACCAAAGATGAAATTGAAAGGTTTCATCGTATTTCTCGTAAAAATAACAAACATTTGCTGATTGTTTCAACTTACCATTCTATCAATAGACTTAAAGATTTGTATATTGATGTTGCTGTTTTTGATGAAGCCCACGAATTAACCAAAGATAAGTTTTCTGAGAACTTAAAAGATGTTACGAATATCCAAAGGAGATATTTCTTCACAGCAACCAGAAAGACAATAAACACAACCAATGGAATGGGTAATGAATTCCTGTTTGGAAAAGTTCTTTATTCATTTCCTCCTAAAGAAGCTATTGACCTTGGGGAGATGTGTAGTCCAAAGTTACATATTGTAAAATGTGACAATGAAACAGCAAACTCTGATAATATGTCAATAAAAACAACTATCGACGCATTTTTAGTTCACCAATCAAATATATCACGTCTAAGTTCGTCTCCAGGAAAATTGGGAGCAAAAATGTTGATTTCTACTTGCGGAACTCAACAAATGTATGATATTCATAACAATAACGAATTCCAAACATTTTGTAAAGAAAATGATATAAATGTCTTTACATTTAGTTCTTCTGATGATTTTGGATATTATCACAATTTTAGAAAGACAACTCGCAAAAATGTCTATGGTGAATTGAAAATATTGAAAGATTCTGAGAAAGCTATTATTCTCCATTATGACATTTTATCTGAAGGCATTGACGTTCCAGGAATTACAGGAGTCGCTATCTATCGGCAAATGAGTTTGTCTAAAATGCTACAAACAATTGGAAGATGTTTGCGACTTCATCCTGATGACCGTTCCAACATTTATTCAAAACAAATGTTGCCGTCTGAAACTGATAAATTTATAAAACCATTTGGGTGGGTGATTCTACCAGAATATTTCAATATAAAATTTGACGAAATGGAAGAACTTATTTTAGAGTTGTATAACGAATACAACTTGAAGGACGAAGATATATTTGAAGATAATTCACCTTTAGGTATGAAAACATTTTTAGTTCAAACAGTCACAGAAGACGATGTATCAGAAACGACTGCGAAAGACTATTCAACCACACATATCATAAAATCTGTTCAAGATAAAATGATTCGTGATTGGATTTCTCAGTTTAGTATTAGTGATTTGCTGCTTATGTAAAACTTAACAAAGGAACTATGAACGAATCAACAAACTTATCAAAATTAATAACCTATGAGGCATATCTAAAAGAAATATTTACAATCATTAGACCGAAGCGGACAATCAATACACTTGTAGACGATATAACAAAAATAGGAAAACGTGTAGCTGAAAAATGTTTTGATTCGGAAGACGATGAAATAACTCGTCAAATTGAATATGATAAAAAGTATAACAAAATAACAGGTGGTGTTTTTGAAGGTTTCGCTATCATATTCAACCACATATTTCAAAATGACCCTGAAGTTGGATTGAAATTTTGTTCAGCGACAAAGTCTAATAATGATTTTGGTGTAGATGCGATAGGTGTTAACGCTAATGGAATTTCTTGTGCTACCCAAATAAAGTTTAGAAGTAATATAAAAGACTTAATAACATATGAAGATATTTGTAAAACATACACAAGTGGACAAATTGATTTTAATATAGATACAAATAAAGATAATTCAATATGGGTGTTTACTACTGGAACTGTTAATTACATTGCTTTGAATAGATTCCAAAACCGACTTAAAGTTATTGATAGAAAACTAATAGGAACAAAAATAAACAACAATGATTCTTTTTGGGAAGAAGCTTGGAGACTTGTAAACAACCTTGAAGAAATGAAATAATTCAGAAAATACCTCTTGACTTGGCAAAAATAAAAGAGTATATTGAAGGAGGCTAAGAGCCTCCTTCTTTTTTCCAAAGGTAATCCAAATGTCTGAAACTCCTTCGTCTGTTCCGTCCATTTCTCCTTTTGGAATTTTTGGAGGAATTAGGAATGAAAATGGTGACTATCTGTCCATTGAAACTTTTGGACAAGCTGTAGTTATTAAGATTCATAATGGGGAGAACAAAGCCCTGTTTACGATTTCTCACAACAACCTAATTCGGGCTGTCGATGATATTAACGATGAATTGAAGAAGTGTTGTGACCGTGTTCGTTCTGATTGTGCGATCGATACCTAAACGCTCATCGCAAAATAGCAATCCCATTCAGGTGGCAGGTAGTAGTAACTATCTGCCATTTTTGTTTTTGGTAGTCTACAATATACATGGTCATTCTTTGGACTACCAGTTTCGCTATACCACGTTCTATATTTTTTAGCATATTGGAAAAAGTAAAGATATGAATTGGATGATAGAATATATTCTTCCATATTTACAGGAAGATTGAATTCATCTATCATCTTTATTGTCATACATTCACATTCATATTCAACATCTTGTATTTTTCTTACGACTGTTTCTAATTCTTCCGCACTTAATTCAATATCTTTTTCAATCCAGTTCCACCACAAATCATATGCTTGCTTTCCATTAAATGTTAAATCTTGCCAACATTTTGATTTGTTTTGCTTCTGAAGAAAATGATTGTATTCGTGAGCTAATGTAGAAACCCATTCTAAACCTTCATCAACAACTACGGCCAATTCTTTAGTATCTTCGGAATAATATCCTTCAACTTTGGAACCAGCAATATAAAGGCCAGACCCAAGAACTAAACGGAACTTGTGTCTGGCCTTTTTTAATTTTTTATCTACAATAGAAACGAACTCATCTACGAATTCGTTTCCAGTTTCGATTATTATCACTTACTCCTCAAATGCGTCAATAATAGTTTCGAAAAAATCCGTTTCATTTTTTAATATGTCCCACAGTAACGCGGGATGGGGTAACTACAAACCCCATTATCAAATCTTCTTTAGTCCAGTTGGACCAAGCATCTTTGACTACTTTTCTTAGAATATTCGCAGCACCATTTATATCTGCATTTATAATATTCCCAACACTTGTTTTAAACAATCCTCGATTAATTCGTCTGCCTTTGTATGACGAATTCTTTTTAAGGTCTTCCATATCTAGAAAAGAACATTTTGATGTGTAGGATTCTTCTATTATAGTGACCAAACCCCCCAATCTGCGCCATTTATATGTCAACATACTTATTAAAGTTGAATGAGGAATATTCACAAAATTTTGATTGTTTTTCTTTCCCATCATTGTTTCTTGCTTCCACCCAACATTATGGCCAATCACCAAATGATATATTCCAGCAAAGCTTAATTGATTAACAATAACAGACGATATTTGATGAAGTTCGTGCTTTATCTTATTATTTCTTATTCGGCTAAGTTTTAAAATTTTATTTTTTATAATTTTTTTACGTCTCTTGCTAGTTGTATTATCAAACTCGGATTGTAATTTCGATTTTTGTTTATTATAATAATAATTTATACTTTTCAGCGGTTTTCCATTATATAATATCTGCGGCATTTGTTTTACATTTGTAGACACAGCAACAACATTATTAACACCCAAATCTAAACCCGCACACTTGTCTGATAAACCTATGGTTTTTTGTTTTGTGTTTTGGTATGAAACTATGAGTTTATAACAATCATTAAAACGTATTAATTTAACGTCCCGTATATTCTTATTACAAGCATATATTACAACGTCATCAGTCTCGTTTTTGTATTTTCTCAATTTCATACAAACTTCTAGCCCTGTCAATTTCAAAATATCAAATTTCAATTTTCGTTTTGATATCATTTGGTTTGTAAACGAAACCAAATGCCTACCTTTTTTAGATATATAATTTGGTATTTTTGGTCGACCTGAAAACTTTGTTTTATCTTTATTATACGACGACATTGCTTTAAAAAATGATTTCCAATTATTACTCAAATCCATCAAAATTGTTTGACAAATTTTTGTTGGAATGGTTTTAAAAATATCTGTGGTCTTCGTAATATTTAGGATTTTGTAATAATCGTAATAATTATTATTTTTTATATATTCTTGCCGAATTATATAATTTGAAAAATTGTAAAAATTTTTCGATTTATAAGAGAGTTGGTCACATTCAACCCAGGCGGAAGTTCCTGGATTTATTTGATAACTCTCTGTAACATATCCTATCATATGACTATTTATTAACTATCAAAACTGTCAATAATATCCATAACAATACGGGAACGCTGTATATCATCTTTAGTAATTTTGACAACTCCGACATCTTCCAAATCTCCCAACTTTTTAACACATGCGTCCAAACTATTCTCATCTTTTGACTTCAAATCTGTCTGACTTGAATCGCCGCAACAAACATACTTACTATGTGTTCCAAAACGAGAAAGAATAGTTCTTAGTTCCATTGAGCTTAGGTTCTGGATTTCGTCAATAATAACATATGAATTATCTAAGGTTGCTCCACGAAGGAAACTTACAGGAGTAAATATAATTTTCTTCTCAGCTAATAGTTGTTCATATTCTTTGATACCAACCAAGTTGATAAGTTCGTGGACGATTGTTTCGTAATAATTAGCAATCTTCTCATCTAAATCTCCAGGCATGAAACCAAGAGCATCTTTTCCGCCAACGTGAACTAATGGGCGACAAACACGAATATTATCATATCTACCTTCGTTCAAATACTTCAAACCCATTACAAGAGCAAATAGAGTTTTGCCACCACCAGCACATCCAGCTACGAATGTAAGTTTCTTGTATTTAATATTCTTTACAATTGATTCCTGGTTTTTTGTTCTTGGACTGATTTCTTTACCATCATGAGTAGTGTAGATTGCTCTAAACTTTGTATCTCCATATGGTCTTGGAAGATATTCTGAAATAACATCATCAATATCTTCATCAGCAATTACAAGTTCTGAATCAATCCAATCAAATATCTTTTCCAGAACAATTGCCGCTTTACGACAATGCTGAACGTCTCCTGAAATATAAAACGTATTTCCTTTCAAATCAATCTCTACACCAAATGCTTTTTTTATCTTAATCAAATCTGTTGAACAGAGTTCCGATAACATATCATATTCAACAACTAATTTAACAACATTTGTATCAATCACGATGCCAATTGGCTTTCTGCTATCTCTCAGCTTACCTTTTTTAATAGGGGGTTTGGCCATTTGTTTTACCTTTTGGTTATTAAAAATCTCAAAAATCTCAAATTGAAAGAAAATAGTTTACGTTTATATTTCCGGAAACCTCCTTATAAAACAGAAAACGGGAACAGAGAGTTTTAATCCCCATTCCCGCAAAACAAATTGTTTGTTTTCTTGTCATACTATCCAATTATTAAAAGAAATCTTGTGAAAAATCTTCAGGGTCATCTAACATAAATGAATGACTACTCTTTTGTTCATCATAATCATCTATAGATTGCCACTGCATAAATTGGTCAAGTGGCTGGTCAAAAGAAAATTCATTTGACATATCTTGTGAATAAAAATCGTCCATCATCCCATACCTTTATTTTAACGTTGTCATAATTGGAAAACACCATTTATTTTTATTTAGTAACGAATATTATTGTAGCTATAATAACAACAGAAGCAACAAATCCCGAAATAACTCCATGTAACAATCCACGCTTGTATTGAATCACTTCATTCTTTTTTGATTCAATTACAAGAGTATCCGCCTTAGCAACAATAGTATCTAACTGAGCATTACAAGAATCTCTATCAGAAGTCATCAACACTAATGAAGAAGAATCTCTCTCAAATTTAATTTTATATTCTAAACATTTCTCTAATTGCGAATTCTCAACACAAACAGAATCCCCACCATTACTAACTATCTCTTGATTGAAATCTAATTCTTTTATATTTGATATACGGGCGCTTGCTTTTTTTCTAACGACTTCTATCTTAGTATCCGTATCTCTCGTCTGTTCTTTTCTGATGGTTTGGATGTTGTGTATTTCTCTTTGGATGCGAACAATAGTCTTTTGTTCTGTTTGTTTTGGCCAGAAGAAAAGAATTATTGAAAGTGCGAAAAGAATATAACCAAGAATTGAAAGTTTGTTTACCGACATTCTTCTACAAACTCCACATTATAATCTTCTGTCTTGAACGAAACTTCAAATGTCATTTCGTTAGCAGTTCCATATTCTAATGTCAAAGGACTAATATTTGAAATGAAGCAATTAGTGTATATGTATTTTACTTTTTCTCTTTTTTCATTATCTAAGAAAATTATCTTAATATCATCAATCATGTTTAACCGAAAGAACTTTTTACCATCTATATTCTTCTGATTTCTTAAAGCATGAATCCAAGCATATATGTAATGGTAATTTAACATGTCTTCTGAAAGTTTGAAAGTAATAGACAAATCCGAAAGGTCTTGATTGATACGAGAAATTGGATGATTCACATGATAGTTTACAAAATCCGATTCTGTATAAGCAACATCAAGACCTGGGAAATTTACACTCTTAATATACAATTCATACAAATCAAAATTTTTGTAGTTGTCAAGATTGTTTGGAGTGAACCCAGGTATGTTACTGAAAATCACTCTAAACTTATCAGAGAATTGTATATTAGGAAGTGTCATTATATTATCCTACAAGTGCTTGAATTTCTTCATCGCTTTCTTTAACTAACTTAATTACCGTAGCAAATAAATCAGAATCGAGAGTTTCCGGAATTGTCTTAAAAGAAGTCTTGACAATATTAACTTCTATCTCTTCATTTACAAACTTAGTAAATTCGTCTTTTAATGAATCTACTCGCTTCACATCGTCAGCATACTTCTCAGAAAGCTCTACCATCTCCTTACGAACTTCATCAGTCTTGTCTTCAGAAATATCATAACGATTCTCAACAATAACTGGCTTGTCAAACTCGTCTCTATTAGAAAACTTCTCCAAGATAGAAACGCGGTCCTTTTCAAACTGCCTAAGCTTTTCATCATAGATAATTTCATATTCTTTCTTTCCGGCTTCATCAATAATAGCCTTCAATTCTACCTTAGTCTTTTCAACCGCATATAGAAAGAAACGATTGTATTCTTTCTTTGGTAGAGAAGAAATACTCTTAAATAATTCAACTGCTTCTAATCTTGTCATCTTCATATTATAGCAACCTTTCTATTGTATTATTGACATCAAATGAGATATCTCTTCATCACTCAAATTCAAAAACATCTCATCGTCTGTTTCATCTATATTTATAACAGCGTTGGGTTTGTATTCTGACGAAATGTAATGAGTGTATTGGTTTAGAGCAACCATATCTGGATGATTCTCGTTACTGCGAACAAGTTCCTCAATCGGAGATATGCTAACAAGCTTATATTCACCAACAACTATCTTTCCATGTTCCGAATGAAGTGATTTAATCAATTCTTGTTTCTCTGTTTCGATTCGGACAACTTCAGGAGTAATATATGACTTCTTAATTTCATCCTGTATGGTCTTCTCTATTTTTAGTTCAGAAATAATGGAGAACAGTTTGTGCCGAACAATTGGATTGCTTGGCATTTTTATTTTACTCAATATATCCAACACCAAATCAATATCTTTTATTTTCATTTTAAACTCTCAACATTGTTTTATCCCAATCCGGCTTCCAAATATTGTTGATCAAGTTATCAAACTGTATCGCCTGGCTGGTTGCGTTATCAAAATTACGAACTACGCCATTAAACATCTCAACATTACCATATACTTTTTTTCTATCTGGAGTAGAACCATTAGTAGTTATCTGTTTCGTAACTCCCAATCTATCATATATTGTTGTGCTGTTGTCTGCTTTATTATCATAGTTAATTATAAACATTTCACCATTAAAATTTGATGTAATTGTTTGGTATTGTTTTGAACTATATTCATCAAAACAAACAAATCTATCATTATTTCCCAGGTCGGTTGTATCATACACTGAGTTGGAATACATCTTGAATCTTGTTAAATCGTTGAATCCATAATAATTTATTTGTGGAGTTTCTAACACGTTTCCTGAAGCATCCCCTCTATTTGATGTAACAATCAAACGATATCCATCATCAAGTTTCGTTGTTATTTCTGAAACAAACGAATTATCTCCAAAATACCATTCAAGTGTTCTTGGATTGAACATTACAAAAGCAATATTATTTGGAGTATTTGGAATAACATCTGCGGCTGTAAATACAGTTTCGGATGAAGGAATATTCCCAATAGATTGTCTTGTTTTACAAACAAACAACCCATTTGTTTTTGTTAGTTGTAATATAGTTGATGCTGTTTGTCCCGACATATAATCATTTCTGGCGCGGAATATTTTAATTATCATCTCCAAAGCGGCTGTAGCTTCGCGATGTCGACCAACCATCATTGAGAATTTATATTTTTCAATATTTCCAGTATAACCATCGAGAATAATTTCATTAGCTCTCAAAGTTATATTTGATTGTGTATTACCTTCTTTGGCATCTATTAAAATATTCTTAGATAAGATTGTTGTCTTTTCAATTCCACAAGCACCAATAACAATTGTGTTGTTTTCTGAAGCTTTAGCACCAGCTCCAATCGCGGTTGAATTTATTCCGGTGATTTGAATATCTTTACCAAACGCATATGAAGATGCTGCAGTTATTTTATTATTCGAACCAACAGCCACCGATTCGGAAGCATTTACGGTATTATAATTTCCAAGAACCAATGATCTTGGAGCATTTGTTATGTTGTTCAAATTACCAAAAATAGAAGCATAGAATGAACCAACATTTGTATTATCACTACCAATAACATGCGAACGATAAGCATTTGTAACTGAGTTGTTGTTACCTATAGCCAATGTTATATCAGAATTAGTTATTGTATTTTTTGTTCCTGTTACATATGAATAGTCCGCATCTGTCAACGAATTCCAAGAACCTTTAACATGAGACATTTTTGAATTTGACAAAGTATTCTTAGCACCAATAACCGAACCAAATCCAGAATTAGTTTCAACAGTATTCAAATATCCAAGGATGAAGGACGCCTGAGAACTGGTCTTGTTCATTGGACCCGCTACAAATGAATGTAGAGCTTCCCCAAAGGCTGATGTGCCTTGCCCATAAACAAATGACGCCATCGCATTGTTATACGTCCGAACATACTTGTCAATTGTGTAATTTGATTCAGCAACATTTGAATCTGGAGCCGATGTCCCATTCCAAGTTTTTGTTGTATATCCCGGAATAACAACAACTGTATTTCCACCACCTTCTCCATAAATGTAAGGAGAACCAAATGTAAATGAACCATGTGCGCTTACATCTGCCAAAGCCAACCCACCATAAACATATGATAGAATTGCGTTTGCGGAAGTATATTGTCCATGTGATTGTGAAAGTATTCCGCTGGCAATTGTGCTCAAACCTGTGGCAAGTGAAAGAATGTTCAAAGCGGATGTCGCCATACCCAATGAAGTATTTCCGGTTCCATAAGAAACTGTATTCAATCCAAACGCAACGTTACCATTTCCTTTTGCTAATGTTTGGATGTTTGCGGCAAAGTTACCACCAGCAAGTTGTCCAGTAATTCCGCTAAACCAATTTTGTATAGAAGATGGGGAACCATTTCCAGGGAAGGTTGAATTACTTTCTGTTATTGCAGATGTTCGGAATCCATATGCGAAGTTCATGCCTTCTGAAGGATTTCCGTAATACATAGTAAACATATCTTCTGAAGAAGCTACCGAACCAAAACCACCAGCAAATGAAGCGAAACCAACAGAAGATGTTTGATATCCTAATGAAGTCGAAACTAAACCTTTAGCTAAAGTCTCAACACCAATTGATAAAGTATAGCCACCACGATTTGATTGGGAATATAATGCGTTAAAATCTGGATTGGTTTGTTGAAAATCTTTATAAGGAGCATCCGAATCTTCAAACCCAACAGCCGAAGCATAACAACCTATAGCTACAGATTTAATTCCTGTTGCTTCGCAATTATATCCTAGTTGAAGAAGAGAATCATCCGGGCAACTTGTATCAATATTAAGAACGGCCATTGATGCTGTTGTTGGGAATGATGGATATGGAAGAAAACTTTCAGTCTTAATATTAGTAAATCTCAATTCATCATAAGCTAAACGAACTTGGTCTTTCTCAGGGTCTGTGATTGTTAGTTTTGCTCTTGGAACCCAAGAACCAGGGGAAGCCGAAGAAGAGATTACAACATCCCCATCATAATTCAAAGCATATGCTGATGTTGTGTTTGAAGTTGGGACTCTTGTGAAATAATCCGTATTTACATAAATTGCTTGAGCTTGAGCAGACTGTAACGCAAAGTTAAGTTCAACGTTTGCTTCAAAAGCATTTAGACTTCCGGCTGTGTCAGATTTTACTTGTGGAGTATCAAAAACAACAATAGCGAAAAGAGTTGGGTTGTATGGAGAACCAACAACGCCGGGGTCAGCGTAGCCAAATTGATTTACTCTTGTTGCGTAAATGGCAAGCATGTTGAATTTGAATGAACCTGTTCCTGCTGGAATTCTGCATTTGTAATTACCCGAAGCTGTTCCTGAAGTAGATTGATTTGGAGAATAGGACGTAACTCTGAAAAGGTTTTTGTAATTCCAATTGTTAGTTACGCCTGAAAGAGGGTTCCAAGAATTTACAGAAGCTCCATTTAATGTGGTATAAGAACCAGTTGCTGAAAGTGAACCATTTGATACATTTGAAAACCCTACAGCCGAAACTTGATTTTGTAGAACCTTACCATTAAGAATGTTGACTTTATTGTCTGCGTTTCTTTGACGAGTATTTGTGAACAATGGACCAGAACCAAGAACACCTGCAAGATAAAGAGAATTGAAATTCGCTATGTTGTAAGAACCTTGTCCAGATAGTTCTGGATTGTTATAAATCTTTTCCAAAGCCGACAACGAATTGTGTGTAGCTGATGAATAATTTAATGAACTGATACTTAAAGCAGACGTATCACATATAGTTTTATCAATGCGAAAATCATACATTGGTAAGAAATATGTTAATGCGAAATATGGGCCAAGGCTACCTGCGGAAGTAACCGAAGATAACCCTGCTGAACAAATATAAGTTACACCGTTTAAGCTTGACATTAATGCCTCTTTAATTTACAAGAGTATTTATGTCATTAACTTTATTACGGCATTTGGTTCTTAATAATCATATTTCCTTCCAGTTGATATCTTGCGTCAACATAAACCGGAGGAGCAACAACATCATATTTGCCAATCAATCCTTCAAACACAACATTAGCTGGACGAATAGCTTCGAAACTCTTATAGACAGAAGATAGAACTTGCTCGCTACCATAAATGTTTTCCAAAGATGTGTTGTTAATATCAATAGAAACATACATATGAGGAGTTGGGAATCTATCATTGGTCATACCATTTGAGACATAAGTTCCTGGAGGAATGTTGTTTATAACCCAATCAGAAACATAGTCGTTTGTGTAAACTTCCAACAAATCTCCAAACAAACCAAATGACAACAGCAATGTCTTTATAGCATTTCTGGTCGTTTTGATTGAATACCAGTTAGGAAGATTTCTAACAACGAATCTCAACGCTTTCTTTTTATATTCATTGAACACTGGTTCGCCGTTTATAATATCCGGACCATCTGCATAAGCCGAACTATTTGGATTTGAAACGAAACCACCAAGTTCACTCTTATTAACATCAACATTATACCCCAGATAATTTGCGAAGAATTGAATGTAATCAAGTTCCATAGTATCAGGGTCGTGGAGGTTTCTCAATCTATTTGTTTTTTCAAGAACACCCAACGAACATGGTTTATCAAGATTTGTATAAATTGTGTTCAAATATCCTTCAAAGAAAGATGTTAGAGTTAACAATTCAGATTCTCTACCACTATTATCAAAAGCAAGATGGTTCGGAAGATAGTTTGTTAGATTTATCTTTCGGCCATCACAAGCAAATATGTAATTGTTTACTTGATATGTTGCTGAATTTGATAGAATGTTCATAGCTGACAAAGAAACACTGCCAGTTGCCGAAACACTAACAACTACTTGATATAGTTTGTTATCATTCAGCGAAGTTACTGATTGGAGAGTTCCATTTGTAACACCAATAGTAGCCGAAAGAATTCCAAACATACTATCAGAAACATTAAATGTGGTTTCGATTGTTTCTCCATAATCAACAACCAAAGTTTCTGGAGTTGAGCTAACATAAGTTATTGTTGGATATGACTCTATCCCAATCGAATTAACAACAATAACTATTGGAGCAGAATATGAATACGCCCCAAGAGTATCAGTAGATTTGGAAATTATCGTATGACTTCCAACACCAAGAACCGATGATGGTATTGTAATAGTTCCATTGTTAACAGTTCCAATAAATATCAAACTACCATTTACAACTTCATAAACTTCAACAACACTTATTGTAGCCGGATTTGGAGTAGTCCCTGAAGCACTAATTGTAATAAATGCAGAAGTATCATATGTTGGAGCATTAGCCGAAACTTCCGAAATAGTCTCTTGAATAATATTAACTAACGAAACTGGAGATGACGCAGACAATCCGGTTGAATCATAAACATTAGCTTTAAGATGAGAAGCCGAAACAGAAGTTACAAATCTCCACAAATTATTGCTTATTTCTGTAGCAGCGCCAATCACGGTTGAGTTGTTTAGAATATTAACAGCGGAAATATAACCAAAGGTGCTTGGTGAAACAAGAACATCAACACTATATGGCGTTCCAGACATTATATAAGAATTGTTTGCTGGGCTGGTAATCAAAGCGACAGGGTAACTTGTAACATTTGCAGAGATTGTTGGAGATATAGACACACAACCATTCTTTGAAATAGTTTTTGCGTAAATTTCCAAAATTCCTTCAGATGCTGGAGTAACAGAACCTTCAAATGGAGAGTTTACCGATACAAACACCTTTCCGGAGTTGGCGTAATATTCAACCGAGGAAATGTTGGAATTATTTGAAGAACTCAAAGTCAATGTCATTGGAGTCATTACTGGATATAGAACAGACGAAGTTGGATTGGTAATTGTGGTTATCAATGCAGCTTGAATTGGATAGAACTCAGTTGTCTTAATAACTTCTCCAAACATTGAAGAAGATGTATAAAGAGTTAATGCGGAAGTTCCAATTAAAGCCGAGTATTGAAAATCAAACAACGCGAAATCGTTATCATCCAACACGCTTGTTGATATTGTCTGAACCGTATTACCAAATGAATCTTTAACATAAGCTGACAATATTTCTTCATCCGAAAGAATATCGTTTGCGGAGGTTCCATATTCACCAACAGAAAATTTCAACCTACCAATTATTCCACCTACAATAACATCATCAGAATCACAAGTAGTTGTTTGGATGCTTGAAATATTACTGATAAACTTTGTTCTTATTAGCGAAATATATTCTGAGTAGACTTCACATCCACCATTTGTTATTGTTTTTGCTTTTATGTTATATACTCTATCATAAAATAGATTTATAGAAACCGAATTTGTTGTTGAGTATAACACGTCAATAGAATCTTCTGTTTCTATTATAAATTGTGTCTCTTTTACATCCGAAACATTTAGGGTTGATGACAATATAACAGACGAAGCCGAAACAATATAAATTCCGGATATTTCATGTGTGTATGCTGTTGGGAAAATCGTATTAGAAACATTTCCAGTTATTACAGATGATATAGGATAATTGTATGAGAAATTTCCATATTGATTTACACATCTAAATTCAAGATTTGTAGTTCCTTCAATCGGAGATTCCCAAACATATGAAAATCTGTAATTTGTTCCTTCCTGTATCAAAACCAAATCATCAACATACACAGAATCAGCATATAGTTTTGTAACAAAGATATTGTCTATAAATTGACTTGAGCCAGACAACCCATCAAATTGAAGTGTTCCATTTATGTTTAGATTTGTTCCACAATTTGAAAAATCTTCCAACTCAACAACTGGACCCAATACATAAAATCTTAACATTTCATTTCTGACACACCCTCCAACTGTTCTGGCTTCAACCAAAATGTGTTGAAGCTGCTGCGATGATTCAAACGAAATATATGCGGAACTGTTAACAGCAGCCGCAGATATTAATGAAAGTTTATTTCCAAATTCATCACATGTCCAAAAATCTGTAAATGTCGTTTCAGATGAAATAACTGTTGCCGAAAGAAGATGGATACCTGCTGAAATAACATTTATTTTTGGATTTACTGCAGCCCCATTTTTTACTCCAAATGCGAAGTTGTTAATAACAGACATATTAGGAGTTTGTCCTGCTGAAATAGTAAATTCGGTCATTGTAAAATCTGCAGAACTAACAACATCATAAACTACTGCTGATAATGTATGTATTCCTGATGGTGTAGAAGTCCAATCCCACAAAAATGTTCCGTTTGTATCAGCAGAAGTTAGTATTGTGGAACCTGACAAAACTCGTACATGACAATTAGAATTACCATCAATGTCTGATACAATTCCAGTTACATTCAGAATACCTTCCTGACATACTGGTCCTTGTGGATTTGTAAGAAGAAATGTTGGTAGATTGTTTGCGGAAAGTTTGTGAGATTCTGTTTTTGCAGAAACCCCATTTATATCTGTAGCACTTGCGTAGATATTGTATTCACCACCAACATTATCAAAATCTGACAATGTCGCTGATACGTTAATAGTTTCTGACCAATAAAACCCATTACTTGAAGGGTTTGGTAATATTTTTTCAACTCCATCCTTCTCCAAGACGAATTTCAAATTGTTTACTACTTGACCACCATTAATAGTTGCTGATAATGTAACATTTGTATTTTGAATTGTATACAAACCCGAAGTTGGTGGATTTGTTAATGTGATGTTTGGAGCAGAAACTATAGATGAAGGAATGGTCAACCCTACAGTTGTAGTTTTTCCAAAATAATCAAATGCCTTGGCAGAAATGGTTGTTGCAGATGAATCTGGATTGTTCCAAATATATTCCCAAGAACCAGAAGTATATGAATTTTGGTAGTTGGAGAATGTTGCTTGCCCAAGATATGTTGGACCGGCATATATTTCTATTTTGTTAACAGAATCATTTGAGGTATATCCATTAACTGACAACACATTACCATAATCTCGTTCATAGAAATTACCAGAAAGGGTTATGGGTGTAGTTGTGTTATATGGTCCAGTTGATATATTAACACTAACATTTGGAGAATAATTACCATAGGCCAAAACTTGATTTGACACAGCACTACATCCAAGGACGGTCGCTACTTCAATCTTATAAAAATATTTCTGACCTTGGTAAACAATATCAAAAATTTCAATGTTTTTGGTTACTAATCCTGATTCATAAACAAACCAATTCTGAGAATCAATAGATTTGAATATTGTATAATTACACATCTCACCATGGATAAAATCAACATTATCAACAACAAAATCAAACAACTTAATTCTTGTGTGTGTATTTGCTATGGAAATATCTGAGCTTGGATATTCTCGAGTAATTGTTGGAGTATGTCCGGCAGATAATGTAAATGGAATATCAACAACACTTGAACCATATTCAAAATGGGCTATTAGATTTAATGGAACTTCATAAGCAACATCTAAATCAGAAGTCCATGTCCCATCTGAATTTACAATTATTGGAGAATTTTCATAATCTCTATTAGGAGAATTCCAAACAGAACCATCGTAGAATGAAACTCCACTTGTTGTTGCGGCCCACAAATTACCAAAAGAATCTTTCAACAACCCTCTACCAACATGACTTGATGGAATAGAAATGTTATTTGTTGAATCGTATACTGTCCAATTTGTGGATGTTGAAATATTAGAATAATCAAAATCAATACCTGTATATTTTACAACACCACCTTCGAATTCCCCAACATCACCAACACCAAAACCAAACCATTTATCATTATTAGAATCTATGAAAATTGAATTGGCATATCCGTTTGGTTTGTGAGTTAAATCTCCAGCTAAACCGTTAGGCCAACCAGGAGTATTGTAATATGAAATAGTTTCCCAAGCCGAAGTAGATTGGTTATATGTTGAAAGACCACCAATAAAACACACATATATTAATCCATTATTATCAACATCAATCTCTCTCGCGTTTGAAGCTGGTGCTGGAGTAGCAAAACTAAAGGTATCTGTCGCTGACGAGTATATAGATAAATTATTATTGTAATAACCAACATAAACTCCATTCTTACAACCAATAGACCGAGGGTTTGAGTCAGTATTGTATATAGTAACAAATGGGGAATTTAGAGTGTTTCCAGAAAGTTTGATGATTGAATTTGTGGTTGCCCAAGTCAAACCAATCCAAATGTTATCATCGTCATCAGAATTCATAGAATATATTGAAATATCTGAATAATCAACAAGAACCGAATTGCTTCTATCAAACAAATCCCAATCAGACAATGTAAATGAATTCCAATTTAATGTATTAAATCTGAATAGACCAACACCCGAATTTGAGGAATTGACACCACTGAAGAATATATTGCCGTCAGATTTGATAGCACCAACAATTAGAAAATTTGTTGTTAGAGGTGAATTTTGAGTATTGTAGTTTGTCCAAATTTTCTGAACGGAATCATATCTCCACAATCCATCACCATATGTAATCAACCACATAACACCCGCAAAATTCTTATCCTCAACCATATCAAACACTGCTGCTGATGTTGGTAGTTTCAAATCAGAATATTTTATAAATGACGCTGTTGGTGTTGAAGTAGATACATCAACTGTTCCGACAATATTAAGAACATCCGAATAACATATAATCCCACCAGTTCCAATATTAACATTCGGTTCTGATGTAATAGTTATATTTACATCCTCTGATAATGTAATGACTCCAAGATCGGATTCAGATTTAAGAAATAATGTGTCTGTTGTTTGACCCGAAGACAATGTATACGTTAAAGACCAACCCGTAGATGAATCGTTTGTTAAATTCGAGACAAAAATCGACGTTCCTATTAAATCTTTTCTAAATAAAGAAACCGAAACTACTGAACCTCCAGATACATAGCTTGTAGCTGAAACATTGACAGACGTTCCAACAACTACTGAATTGGTTTCAGGAGTTTCAAATTTTACATAAGGGGATGGACCTGTTGTGTTTTGAACATTATACGCAATTAGCAATTCTGGACGATTGTTAAAACCATCTGCCAAATCCAAACGGCTGGAATTTATCTCATAAACAATATTTGGTGTTGCTTCATTTGTGTTTGGATGAAGTTTTACAAGAAATCCAAAGTTATCAGATGGATTCTCTTTCCAATATTGAACAATATCTGTAACATCAAAATCCATATAGAAATGTGCGGATGTTGTTCCTGATGTAAAATTTGTGACTAAATTTGTATTACCAACCCATCTATGAACAGTATTGTCAAAATCTCCACCGACACTATTCCAATTTGTTGTTGTTGTAGCATTTGTCCAAGTAGCTTCGTTCTCAACCCATTCAGTTGTAACTCTGTGAACAGACGCATGACCATCACTATTTGTATAATTCCAAGCACCACTGGTTGATATAACGTTCAATCTAAGAACAGCGTTTCTAATAGATGTTGCTGAAACTGGCAATGCGGAAATATCGAACTTAACAAGCGAACGAGTTTTTGATGTTGTTTTAAGAAGAAGCAAATTCTTATCTGCCGCATTTGTTAAGATTGGGTTTGGATTTCCTTCAGAAATATAAACCGATTCGTTATTTACAACCGAACCGACAGGAGAGATTTTCATTTGATAGTCGGTCTGTGGACCAATTCCTGTATCTATGTCTATTCCATAATTGTTGAATTCCGAAACAACAACCCAAGAAGACCCATTCCATTCTTCCAAAACAAAATACGAATTGTCAACCGGAATCAGCGAATCTTCCGGAACTGAATACCAAGAAGTAGTTGGAATAGATGATTCAAAAAATGTTCCAGTTTTTTGTTTAATGAAGATAGATGCGCTCACTACACCGCAAGAAGGAGGAATTGCTTCTGTTGAATTGTATTGAACAATGAACTTGCTATCACATTTCTTCGAAGCAACTCTGTAAGATTCTGTTGCGGATGTTATAGTAATAGATGGAGCTGGTAACGCGGTGGTTCCGCCGATATAAACTTGTTCTGTATAAGGTATAAACCAAGTTACAGAATATAGATTGTTTGGAGGTAATTCAGTTAGAACAATATCAAAATAATAATCGGTTCTATTGTTAACCGAAACTGGGGCGATATATGAGTTGTTAGAAGGTATGTTTAATGTAACCAATGGTGCGAGTTTAGAACTATCTACCATATTATGATTTACACGGTAAACATATTCTGTCGAATTAAGATTTACAATTCCGGTTTGACCAACTCCTGGAAAATTAGGAGTAGCTGTATTTGAAACTAATTGAATCTGGCCGTTTGTATTGACCCCGGATGTCAAAGCCAAATCAAAACGGCGATTTTGTGACCACATATAACCAACAACTCTAACTGCCGAAACATTAACGGCAGATGTGTCATTGTTTATAATCTCATAATTTACCGAATAATTTCCAGAATTATAATTGATTCCACGACTAACTTTTAGGTCAAGCTTAGACATTAAATACCTCGTTGGAAGTATTTAGAAGTTAGCGATAATAAACATATTGAGAAAGTTCCGGAGCTTTTACACGAACAATCTCATTTTTTATAGTGTAATTAACAGCATTTGTATAAGAATCAAGCATTCCATTATGGATGTCTGTTATAAATGAATTTCTGAATATCTCAACAACATCCGCGAATTTTGTATTTATAAAATCCGAAACTTCCAATGGGTCTGCGTTGTAAATTGGAGACAAATCTTTTCCAAAAATAGAATCAACATCAACAATACTCTTTATTTTGGAGAGTTGTTTCATTGAACATCCGGCACAATTATCATAGTTTGAAATATATCCTTCAAGATAATCCATGACAAGATTTGAATTATTTCCTGTAGCAATTTTCTTCATCTTATCATAAACAGGCTTCATCATTCCGAGATAAAAGTTTCTCTCAGATGGAACGAAATTACGAACCAAATCAACATCATAATCACCATCAACAGCTATCCTACAGAATTTCTTATTCCAAACATTTTCAGAAGGCCAAACAATTTCTGTAGAAACTAATCTCAAACTTCCATTCTCTTTTGGGTCAAGCTTAAACGTAGCTGTTTCTAATTGAGGAAGAAGTAAAACAATTGCCTGTTTTGTATTTTCTGAATATGCTGACAAATAAGATGAAAGTGATGACGTATAAATGTCCTGACTGGAAATGTAATATGGAGATGAAATACTTCGGTCGTTAGATACTTCCCTATATATCTTACCTACCGGGTCAGCATCATATGAACCCATATCATCAAAAGTAGCACTTGAACTAATGTTATGTGTTGCGGCATCTTGATAAAATTCATCATTTGATACTAATTTAATATCGGCGTGATGAACTTCTGGGAAACTCTCAATCAATTCAATCAAATTCGAAACATACACAGGAATATCAAAATCGGCATTTTCATCAAGATAAGCATATACTGCGTTTTTTATTTTTGTATCTGTCTTGACTCTATCAGCAAGAGCATTCAAATAAATATATCCGCCAATCTTCAAATCTTTTATGATTGGAGCAATATATACGTTTTTTGTTGTTACTTGAGAACGAGATTTGAGTTTAGAATATACCAGCCCAACATCTTCAAGAGTAACATTGCTTTCGTAATTTTCATCTCTAAGAGGAGTAACTGAATCTCCTGCTACAAGCAAATCAAACCAATTATTATCGGCTAATAATTTGTAAAAGTCTTCATCCCCAGCTAACGAATCATATTGTTCAACACCATTACTATTTGATTTATGATACATGCTACCAAGAATGCTAAACAAAACAACGTTGAACATTTTTATATTTGGTATAATCTTATCAGCGGTCTCTTCTTGTTCACCCCAAGCAATAGCGTTTTTAACATTGATAGGTGATGTAAGTGTTTTCAAAAAGTTAACATAGTCTTTAGAAGATACACAACGGTCAAGTGAATAAAAAATGCCAGGAGCATTAACTTTCATCGAATCTATTGTTTCTATGTCAGAACCACCTGTTATGTTTTTGCGAAGATAAAACTCAATTTCTGAAGAATTAAATGAACCAAATGAAGTTGCTTGCGAATATATTAACTTTCCAGCGACTCCAATTTGGTTAGCAGCCGCCCCTTTTGTTGAGAGATATTTAACGTAAAGATATTGGTTATTTGAATTAGGACCAATCTTACCAATATTATCATCTGCAAATAACACTTCAACCGAATCATCCATGGTTGTTCTTACTACACAATACTTAGAACTCGACCCCGAATTTCTTGCTGATAGTCCATCGTAGGTAGCATCGTTTAAGAAAGAACGACGGTCAATGTAAAATTCACCAGAGTTATTGAAATCTGCTTGACTTGAAGAGTTAGCAAACGCAGTTACAACTGAATTAGAAACCCCAACTCTTGTGAAATTTGAAGTTACATCAACATTTCCAGTAGATACATCATAACCATAATCTTCTGAACCAAATAGATTTGAAAATGTTTTGTCTGAAATTTTATATGTCTGATACCGAGTATTTAATTGGTCATTATCTGACGGAGCTAATTCATATGTTATTAAATCGCCTTGAATAAGATATATTGGATTCTTGTCTTCGTCTGATAATTGTTCCGTTGGCTTTAATACACCAATATTATTCTTATCTGAAAATTCAAGAAGAATGTAGTAATTTGGATTTGTTGAGAAATTATTAATATCTGTTTGAGATAGTGTATATGTTACAGAATTCTTTAAGATGAAGTTCAATCCATTGAAAGAAAAAACTGTTCCTCTTGGGATTGTTAATACTGGAGACGCACCAACACCCTTAGTCTTTATCTTAATTTGAATTGATGTGGTTGCAGGTATTGGTCGTTGAATAATATAACCAAGCATCTTAGAGAGCATAATAACCGAACTGCGAAGTTTAGCAGAATCTAAAAAGGATTCCTCAGCACGGCGACCAATGTAATAATTTGTGAAGTCGGTAGTTGCTGCGAATATTTCAACCAAGACAGAATATAATTGAGATTCTGTAAAATTAGAAAAACGAGGGTCTTGAGACATCCGAGAAACAATATCCTGTTTCAATTCACCATAAGACAGATTTGCGTAGTTAAGAAAATTTGATTCCAATGTTAAGCCCTCTTGGAACTATTTATTAGCTGTGTTAATATGCTTATATTATTTATTTGTCTTTCTGTATATGGTTCTTCAAAATACTCAACATTATCATTAACCAAGTAAAATTTGGAAAATGTTAAGAAATCAAAAAGTTTATTGATAACCTGAGAATCATCTTGTTTTTTTGGGTTATTTTCTGTTGCTTCTACAATCACTCGGTTTCTTGAAAGGATATATTTTGAAAATAAAATATTGTCTATATGGTTAATAGGAAATTTTATTTTTTTAAGTATGTTATCTATTTCCAACTCACCTTTTTGAATTCTCTTTAGATTGTTTGCTTCTTGTTGAAAAAATCCTAAAGGAACACTGATATTCCTATTCTTTTCAAATATCGTACAATCTCCAGATATATCTCCAACAATTATTAAATGCTTAAGTGTATTAGATAATCTCTTTAATATTTGCTTCTTTATTTCTAACCCGGTTCTGTTTGATTCTTCGTGCCAGATATGCTTAACATAACAATCCTTAGATGTTAATAAAATATTATTTCCGGTTCTGAACAAACAATCGGATATAAAATTATCTTCGCCACCCCAACTACCATCAAATTCCGGATTGAATACCCTGTTTGAATTTGATATTAGTGAATTTATTCGTTTACACAACTCTATTGCTGATTTATTAAATGCTAAATTACAGGAATAAGTAAAAATAGAATCTAATGTAACTCTATTAGAAACTAACAGCCGAGCATTTCTATCTGTAAACGAATATTGATTCCCCCACGAATTGTCTATTCTTTCATCCTCCGATTCAACGCTTGTTTGGTCTACCATTATTCTTCTACCACACGAAACTGCTGGAATGGTTGACTGAGACAAACAATCAATATGTAGTTGAACTAAATTTTCAGAAGGAACACAATCCCCATCTGTAAATATTATGTTTTTGTATTCTGGAAAGTTTTTACCAACATAATCAATACCAAAATCTCTCGTCATACCAGCCGAAAAATTAGTTCCTTCTGTTTTAATCAAGCATTTTATATTTAATTTCGTTCTCTGTTTCAAAAACTCTTGACGAGAAGTATCTGAACATCTATCAAAAACAAACAAAATTAAATCAGGAATGATTGTTTGCTTTTCATATCCTTTTATTATTTTAGATATATTATCCGCTTGGTTGTGCGACGGAACAATTACAATATTCAAAGAACAACCTTTCAAATAGAGAGTTTTTTAGTGTATTGTGCGTATGCTCTTGATTTGTTTATTATAAATGGGATTGATAACGACATTGAATTTTCTCTGGAATTTATAAACAACTTACAATCTTTAGCAATAACTGTAACTCTTGGTTCGTATTTATTTATTGACCCAATTAAAGAATCCAAAAGACGTTCACCACTTTGAGTTGTTATGTTCCGAAAAACAGTTGCCATTAAAACCGAACCAAACTCCGGCTCAAATACACGCTCTCCTGGAACTGTTAAGATGATATTTTCAATAGATTGTAGAATTGCTTTAGAGTCATAAACATCTGAAACTGTCAGAGACTCTTTTGCCAAATCAATAGCATAATTATCAACAAAAAATCTGCTCATTAGGCAATTCCCTCATCAGTTAAGTAACGAACATTTACAGGTCTGTTTATCAGTATAGATGTAGTTGATGTGACATTTGTAGTATCAGAAGTCTTAACACCTTCCAATTCAGAATTCTTATTCTCTTTCTTTATTTCCGCTTTAACAGCATCAAAATTATCTTTGGAATTCTGAGCATCTTCAGATATTTGTGCGAATATTGCTTTAGTGTCTTCTAATGAATCGGAAAAAGCTTTTGTTATTTTTTCTCTTGACACCTTCCAAGTCGCAGCTAAAGAAGTTAACGACTTCGGTTGTTGTCGTTCACAATCCATCTTATCGCCAAAATCATCCAAGAAGTTCTTTGTAGAAACCGCGAAGTCGCAAGTAGCAAACGCACAATCCATAAATGGTTCTACATCATCGTTTATTATTTGAAGAATATATGACATCAGTGTTTCATACTCTGCGATTTTTCTTTTTATTAAACGACCAATATAATGATTGTCTAACCAAAAATCTAAATCCAAATACTTTTCAAACTGTTGAAGATAGGCAAGTAATGAATTTATCATATTATCAATGTAATTATTAAGGAGAGTTGTTACACTTAACCTACAAGCAATGTATTCAAACAATTCAAAATTGCTATTGATTGATACTCCATAAATTCCAAACGATTCTAATGTCTCTTTTTTAACTGGATTTGGGCCAAATATTTCGTCAGCCAAGCCTTTAGGAATAACCCCAAACTCTATTAATTTATTGACAGCAGGCATACAAGAATACAAAAGCGAACAAAATGATTTTCTTGCTTTTGAACTATCAATTTTTCTAAGGTCAAGATAAGACTTAATTAGGTCTGCTATCTCCTTAGCATATTTTACCAAAACATCATTTACAATATTCTTTAACTTCTGAACTAATTGTTTTAGTTGAGTTAGAACTTTTCTCGGAATATCTTTCAAATTATTCAATAGAGTAATAAGAGAAAACCAAGTATCCCTAAGAATATCACATACATTTTTTTCAGCATTACTCATAACATTATTTAGAGTTTATGCTTAGTTAAGTCATCTTTAATAATTTGAGCATTTGTCATACTTGCCAACGTAGACGAATATGCTGGTTCAACTAACAATGAAGATAGTGTTGTTCGTATAAGTGCTAATTCGTTCGCTAAAGAAATAATAGCCGAGTGGACATTGTTCGCGTTGCTAAGATTTGGATTCTCTGATGTGTTTTCAAAACTAATATTAACAGCGGAATCTACAGAACCATTCAACCCATCTCTTAAACCAACTAAAATTGATTTGGTTATAGAATCAACAATAACTTCTAAAGGAACAGCTGCTGATAATGTTCCAAATCCATTCTTGTATTGAAGTATGTGTCCCTCATTACGTTTGTTCACAGCTTCACCATTAACTAATTGTTCTGAATAAATTCCAGAATCAATTAAATTCTCAATACAATCCGAATAAACTGGATTGATTGGAGGAGTTTTCTTAAAATCATAAAATCTACCAACAACATATTCACCATTTATAGACATTACTCTTCCTCCACATTATTAAATCCACCAGAAGGACCAATCAAATCAAAATATGTTGTTTTATTCGTAGGGTCAAGTAATGCTCTAACTTCAGCAGCTGGAATTTTAGATGTATGTATAAATGATTTTCCTTGAGGAGTGGTTGGGTCAATGGTAGTTCCAAATACAGGTTTCTTAATATTTGAACCATACAATGTATCCACATCTTCAATTAAAGCATCGTATTTCGCATTGATTGCTTGGGAAGAATCAGAAATCTCTTGAGCCATTTTCTTTTGTGTAAATGCTACAGCTGCTGGGCCAGATACAGCCAACTTAGTTTGTTCAGTTATAGAATTGTATTTCTTTGTAATTTCTATAGTAGAATCAGAAATCTCTTTAGCTTGTTGTGTTTTTAGAATAGCTGTCTGACGAATCAATTCCGCTTGTTTTATTGGGTCTTCTGTTTTCAGAACTGCTGGACCAGAAACGTGTCTACCTTGATGTAAAGCTCCTGTAAGTGGGTCAAACATTAACGCATTAAAAGGACCACCAAGAGCAGAAGGTTGAACTGATAAAATTGGAGTTCCCAAATCACTACCAACATTTATTTCAAAATTTGAAGATTTTTCAATAGCATCAGAATCTGGAATACCATCAGCAGTTACTATATTTGTTGGTCCTGTAGCAATATCAAACGTTATGTTGTTTGAAAGAATGTCACAACTTAAAGCTTCAATTGAACATTTTTCTTTTGCTTGGATTTTAGTTTCCCCACCAGCAATAATATCACAATTACCATTTACAGCAATCTCAGCATTCTTCAAACTCTTTATTTTGGTCGAACCATTATTAACAATATTCATATCTCCAAAACCCGATAGATTTAAATTGTTTGTAAAGATGTTTATATTCCCAAATGGATTTGTTATGTTGAAATTTCCTCTAAGATTTAATGTCATATCACCAACATCTGTAGAGTCGTTGGATATTTCAATAATTCCACTTTCAAATACTTTTACAAATACTCCATTGTGTGTTTTTAATGTATATTCGCCTTTAGCTCTGTTGAACTTTGAAAAATCGCCTTTCTCAGTTTCCCAGAATATCATTGAGTTTGGATAATCTTCGGTCTTGTCAGCTTCAAACTTTTGATTTGAAATATCCAATGTCTTTGAAAAATATCTTGGTTGATAAATGTCATTATCGTCGTAATAAACATTAACAACCGAACCCAATTCAGGAACTATGAACGAACCCTTGGTTCCTACAAATGAAAAATCTGGCAATGACCAAGGAAGCATCTCAGTTTCAATATCATCATACAAACCCATCACACGAATTTTACAACGACCAATTCTCTCAGGGTCATTATTATCTTCAACAACTCCATTATATCTTTGGTCATATTTAACACGCAAATCCATATCAACAAACGACCGAAGTTTTTTAATTAACGAATCCGATAAATTCTCTTTCACTTTTCAACTCCAATCAGTTTGGGCTTAACAATACCATCGTTTTTTATATTAAATCCATTTCTAAACAAAACCAAAACCATTGTGTAATATCCACCAACATGAATATTATGATAAATTCCACCCACCAAATATTCACCCGAATGGATATCATCGATACCAACATTCCCGGTTTCTATATCTTTCTGCTTAACAAACGAAACATTTATCTTATCCATCAAATCAATTTTCATGTTTGGTGATATCGTTATAGTTGTGTAATATGAAAATATATTCTTTTTCAAATACAAATTCTGACTAAATGCTAAAAGATAATTGTCATGGACGTTGGAGTTCTGCATATTAAATGTAATGCTGTTATAATTTCCAGTTGTTGGTTTTTTGTTTATTGTATTTGACAATGGATGATAATTAAAATCAACAACAACGTCATTAAAATTAGTAGCATCAAAATAAGTGTAATCAAACCGATATCCACCCGTTCTATTTTCAATCGGCATATTATCAACAAATGTATAATCGCTCTTAAAGAATAAAATCTTGTCTCTATCTTTTTCTGATATCAATGACGAAATAACTTTATCTTGAGTTCCAGCATCCATTGCTAACAAGTCGTTATTGATAGCTACGAATTTTTGTTTTTGGGAACATTTTGTTTTTAATGTAGTGTAATGAAATCTATTGTTCTTGTTACAATAGATAATCGGCATATCTTTTTCTTGATAAAATGAACGTTCAGTTATATTCTTAATAAATGAAGAATCGTGAATACTTATTTGATACCATATTTGAGAATCATTTGATTTAACTTCTTCTACATATGTTAGTTGTTTGTTCTTTGATACAACTTCTCCAATAACTTCCGAAGATGTTCCACGATATGCTGTTTGTGATACTTCACCAAACATATAATCAGTTCTTTGGATAGCTACTAAACTGACGAAATACATTGAATTGCCTGGAGTATTCTTTTTAACAGCTTTGTTGTTCAAAATATCAAATTCTATTTCTATCGGGTTCTCTTCTTTGTCTTTTGAAAGAATAACTTTAAGAACAGAACCATCAACAATTGGATATTCTTCTACAAACAATCCATTATCAACAAATTCCAAATCCAATTCAACAGCAGTATCAAAAATAAACTCTCTCATTGAAAGCGATTGAATTTGTTGTGCTCCAATTTCTATTCCGTTTATAAAAGCGCGGCAATAATATTGAGCACCTTGAATGTTTGTATCTTGTTGGTTCATTTATAATTCCGAGCAAAGCTAAAGAAATTATCAATATCTCGCTTGCTGGGAATATTTATGAATTCTGTAAGTTTAACTGCGTCCGGATATTTCTCTTCTTGTTCATCATCAATAGCAACATCATTCCAAATGTCTTCTATTTCTGGGTTACATTTAAGAATAATCCACCAATAATCTGTAACCCCAAAGAACTTTAATGAAATCAAATCAGGTCGCATATAATCATTGTATTGGATTCTGTATTGTATAAAATCGTCACGAAATTTGAATTCGTTAAACGCACTATTAACCAAATCCTTTTCCATCAAAGAATCCGAAACTTCACTTTTATAATAGTTTGTTCTTGAATATTTCATTTATCTTTCTTACCTGTAATGTTATTCCAAGCTTTCCCAATGTTCTCTGCGATACCAGCAACTGGATTCGAATTTTTATAATCATCTATTACAACTCTTGATTGTTCTGACGAAACTGTAAATCCTGGTCCAAAAATCTGATTTTGAGTATCTACAGAATTATTCTCAGGTGTTCCCGTTGCTAATGCCAACGAAGAATACAAACTTTCTACCTGCAAATCAAAATCAACATATGTAGGAAATGTCTTACCTTCTGATTTTGTAAATTCTTTTGAATATGTGAATGAGCAATTTGTCAAAACCATCTCTGATTTTTTAAAATGAGTTCCCCAACTAATTCTTAAATGAGGAGGCATTCTTGAAGTCATGTCGTCTGTTATATTTTGTAAAACTGAAACTGTAGCTGCACCAACACCATTATTCCAATATTCATAAGCACCATCGCCCAACAAATTCCCAACCTTACCAATAGCTGCACCAACAACTTCTATCGAATTCGTCTCTAACATGAAATTTTCACGGCTCATTATTGGCAAACAACATTTTGTAAGTAAATCACATCTGGAAATAATATCAGGGTCGTCATATGCTCTAAATTTCAAATTTAATTGAACATATGATTTTCCGGGAGTGAACATTTTCTTTGAACCATATCCAGAATAAAATGACGAATTTCTTTGAGTAGCATCAGCAAACATTTTGAAAAATTTGCTTTCAGGGTCAGACCATCCAAGAATGTTCGAATATTCTGCCTGAACAGAATAACTAAAAGCCTCTTTAGAAAAACCTTCAATTTTTGTTAATGCGTCACCTTCTATTTTATTAGGCTTCAAAATTTCAATAACAATCTTATGCTCTTGAGCAGCACCCAACGTTTCAGGAGTTACTAAATCTCCAGTTCCATCTCCACCAGTGTTTCTATAGATACTCCAACTCATTATTCACCGCCGAATTCAGATTTAACTACATTTGCTAAAGCTGGCATGAAAGTATTTATCCAAAAATTAGAGTCTGAATAAATATCATATTCTTCTCTAATTTCTGGTTGAGCTATTTCCATTCTTCCAGATTTTGCGGCTGTTCTAATTTTATTAGCATGATAAGCCGGAACAATTATTTCGCCTTGGTGAACAAATGCTTCTTGGTCTTTTTCAATTTTCCACGAACCGATATCAAAAGACTTAACAACTTCTTTCCCCGGAACAAATCCTTCTTTTTTCTGAAACGCATCTATAATTTTTTGTCTGGTTGGTTCATCAAATGAAGATAATATACCATCACTGCCAGCAACAGCAATAACAGCCTTCGCATAGGCAACTGGGTCATTTTTATCTTTAGCGGGTGCGTATCTTTGTAATGCCTGTGATATTGTTAAATTCTTATAACTCTTTGCTTCAAATAATTGCCGGTATAATGCTTTTCTACCAGACTCATACGAATCAAAAACTAAAAACTTACCATTGTCAGTATCCATAGAACCAATAACTCCTGGACCATTAATATTTGCTGGTATTGGGCGAATATTTCCTGGATTGTGCGCTCTCCAGTTTATATTTCCAGTTCTTTCTATAAGAGCACCGTCAGTTCTCTTCAACGTAAGAGTTCTACCTTTTGATGATACGATTTCAGAAATACCTGTTTTAATTCCAACTGACGACATTAACTCTTGTTGAGGTGTTGTTGTATCCAAATTATCACCTACAGAAGTCATTGTTTCTTTTTTCTGAGGTGTAATATTTCCTTGCTGATTTGTTACATTGTCAGCTGGAGACATTGATTTTGACGGTGTTGTTTCTGAAAAATAACTTCTAATCTTCTTCATATCATCAAAGAAAACTTGAAATGTCTTATCAATTTCTCTCTGCTGTTGAATCTGTTGTTTTTTCAAAGATGCTCGTTCTTGAGTTATCTTTTTTTCAACTTCTCTATTTTGTTGAACATTTGGCACATATGTCTCTGGTTGTCTTTCACCAACAACATATGTTTTATTTCTAACAACTGATCCGCCTGTCTTTCGTGTTGATATTGCTACCTTACCAACATTAGGAACAATCATATAAATGTTCCCATTTTCAACAACAATCTCTCTTTGTCCACCAGTTTTTGTATTTAATTTATATGTCTGTATTCCTGGAAGTTTTGGGTCTGTTGATTGAATGATTGGATTTCTTCCATTCATTGCTGACAAATATTTTCCTGTAGAACTATCAACAATCGGCTTCCATTCATCACCTGAGTTATATTCCCAATAAATGTTTTTGTAGTCTGAGAAATTTGGACGAAGTTCTACCATCGTTCCTTTGCTTCTCTCGACATCAATCAATTGTTCAGTCTTGGCAACTTTTTCTCTCGCTTCACCGATATATCCTTCAGTTCGGCCATTTGTTTCTTTCATCTTATCAGAAACTAACGACATAGAAGTTCCAAGAGCAAATAAAGCAATTCCTAATGGTCCTGGGAGAAATGAACCAACAACGTTTATAGTATTTCCAAAAGTGTTCATCAACATAGCTGACAAAGCACCTTGAGCGGCTAACTTATCTCCTGCTTGGGAATATTTTGAATAATCAGCAAGTCCTGTCTTAACACCTTTTACCAAATCATAGATAGACATAACAGCACCAATAACAGGTAATGCTTTTCCACCCAATTTAGTAGCACCTTTTAACAATCCTCCAGCTTTTCCTACAAGACCACCTAATTTACTTCCGATTTTAGCAATTCCACCTATTTTTGAAAGTGTTGGAAAATATTTGGCTATAAGTGAAGAAATGATTCCTCCACCTAAAGCAGCGGAAATCAAACCGCCGATATTCCCAAAGAAACTTCCTGAATCTTTTTCTTCTTTGACTTCACCAAGATTCATGTTTGGAGAATTTGAAAGATTGTCATTGATTCTTTTTAATATAGCTATCTTTTCCGTTTGATATTCATTCTTCTTATCATCTGTTTTGTAAAAATCTTGAGATGATTGTGAAACTTTTTGTGTTTGTGATTTAATACCAAACAAATTAACTTTTGAAAATACAGCATTACCAATTGTTAAACTTGGAAATAGAAACTTAGCAGACGTGATTTTCAGAGTCTTTGGTTTCTCTTTTATTGTTTTTTGTTGTTTAGCAGGTTCAACAATTTTAGAAACAGACGAAACTAATTTCTTTTGAATTGTCTTTAATTTATTGGCTTCTTTTAACTCATTACCTTTTAAAGAAGTCTTTGTTTTATTCTTCAACAACCCCCGAAGAATATTATTAACTGCCTCAAATTCACTGATTTGATTGTCAATAATTTCCGAAGTCTTTTCTAATTCTTTTGCTACATTCTTGTGAGAGGTTTGCAGTTTGGCGTATTCGGCGTTGAAAAATGTTCTAATATCCATTAAGCAACCCCAAATATATTACCAATATCATATGTAACCATTCTGTTCTGAGTCTTTTCTGTCTTAATCATTGTAGCAAACTTCGGAACAAATTCATCAATCCAGAACTCTTTTCCTAATTGTGATTTTGTAACATATTGAGGAGTCTGTTTTGTATTAAATGGTTGGTTTTGTAATTTGGCTGTAGCTCGCAAAGCTTCAGATTGTGCCGCAGGAATAACCATTTCATCTTGGTGTAGAGAAACTTTCATGTCTTTTGGAACATTCTTGTCACCAATTCTTCTTGCTGGAGCTGCTGGGGAAGATGGGGGAGAAAAAATAGATTTGACATCTGGAATAAGAGGGATTTTTAGATCACCCAAACCAATAGCCTTCAACCCACTATTAACTGTCTCGGAACCAGCGTTAATAGCCTTCGTTCCAAAGTCCTTAACCACATCTACGGCGGCTCCAGCAACATCCTTAACTTTGCCTATAACTTTCTTCACACCCTGTTTAATCAATTCTAAAATATTAGACGGCCTAAAGAAATCAATCACCTTTTTGAAAGCGTCTGTGAAATATTTAAACAAGTTAGATGACTTTGAATTTTGTTCGCGAATCAAAGCAAACATACTTTCATACACTTTGCTGTTATTAGCATATTTGTCTGTGTGGCTTTGTAGTTTATGGTTTGGAACTATTCTACCTGATTCTCTTGGCTTGAATAATTCCGGTCCTTTTTCACCAACAATATACGGCTTTCCAGAAATAACTGGACCACCTTTTTCTCTCTGTTCAGCATTACCCATTTCATCAAAGTCTTTTGTAAACACTCCCGCTTTGATAGAATCGTAAATTGTATAACCAGCTCCTGCAATTAAAGCAGGAATTAATATTTTTGGATTCTTCAACAACTTTGCCGAATCTTTTAGAACACCTGAAGGTTTAAGTTTAGACAATGGTTTGAAAAGACTTCCTAATTTTTTGAATTTAGAAAGACCAAACAAACTTCCAGCAACGCCGCCAATTCCAGCACCGGCAGCACCAACAAACATTTTTGCTAAATTTCCAAGACCCCCAAACAATTCTCCGAAAAGACTTGAGCCGCCATTTGAAAAACTTAGTTTAGATTCAATACTTCTTAATAATTTTAACTCTTCTTCATTACCAGCAGATACATCATCTGTCCTATAAAAATCTTCTGATGATTGAGACTTCTTGTCAATATTAACAGGAACTTTGAAATTTTTAGAATTGACTATTAAATTTCCACGGACATTCAAAATAGAATTAGAAACATAAACCTTTTCTAATGAGTCTGTTTTCTCTTTCTTAACTGGCTTAACTAACTCTTTTACTGTCTTTGTTTTAGCTACTTTTTCAAGTAAAGCCGAGGTTGTTTTAAGAAAAGATGAAATGTTTGTTTCATTCTTCTTTTTCTTTTCTTTCTTCTGGTCAATGTCCGAATGAAAAAGATTTAATTGGTCAACAGTTGTTCTTATTGTCTTTGTTAACTTCTTAGCTTTGTCAGAATTCTTACTCTGAACATCATTTATATTTTTGGCAGCTTCTAACTGAGACGCAGCAATCTTGTTCGTTGCTGCTAATGCCTCATTTAACATATTTGTAATATCTGCAGGAGTTCCAGCCATATAGATATTTAGTTACAAATTAAATTCTATCAGTCCACCAAGAATTGAATGGGTCTTTTGGAGCACATTCTGTAGCTCCTGGTTCATATAAGAATTGTTTTTTCTCATCGTCAATAATATCATTCAATGCGTAAATATCTTGAACATTTACTCCCGAAGCAGATGTTGTAATATAATCACCCATATTAAACAACTCCTCACTTACAAGATATCCTTTGTTCTTGAATTCAATCAGTTGTAGTGTCCAAGTATGTTTACCTTGAAGAAAGATATTATCTTCTTCTTTTACCATATTGACTTCGTAAAACTTATCATTATATTTCGCATAAACAATATCCCCAATCTTAGGAGAATAACTTGGATAGAATCCTGATGTTCCTGAAGAATGGTATTGAGAAGCTACAGTGAAATGAATCATACTAATGTAGATTGAAAAATTATCAATAACAATAGTCCCCAAAGAAGAAAACATTTTCTCTTCTTTAGGAAGTTCATAATGAGCATTATAATCAAATGCTCTTTGAATAACTCTCGCGTTATCCTCACCATATAACTTATCTGCTGAAATAGAAACTGTGTAATATCGCATAGGAACAGCGTGGTGATTGAATCCTTCCATTTGAAGAACATCATACAACTCACGCTCACAATCATACGCAGAAACACACTTCACGAAAAAGTTTTTATTTGGTAATGGATTCCAATCATCATAGCTCATACTTCTATTTACTTCTTCCCCAACATATCCATCAAATTAACATTACTCTTGTTTCCTGACATACTCTCATTTCTCTTCTGAATGTAATTATCAAGACGCTCTTTCAAAGATAGAACTTCATAAAAATCTCTATCTTCAATATTAGTTATATGAGCATGGATAGCCAAAGAAAACTCAATGTCCAGTATTTGGTCTATGGTTATACTTGGGAAGAAAGAACTCAGAGTGAAATCGAACCTCAATTAGGTTTTCCTCCTGACAAGTCTGATTTGAACAAGCAACAGGAATTACAGGAGATACCCCAATTTCAATATCATCCATATAAGACTTGATGAATGAGAAATCTTCAGGGGTCAAATTGTTCAAATACTCATAAACATACTTCAATGACATTTCTTCACCATTGATTGTTTTTACCATAGTAGCCATTGAAAGAATCTCTTCATCCAACTGTTGAGCGTTGTTCTTGTTCATCCTCAACATATGAGATACTTTATTCTCATCTTTGACTTTTGGAAAACAAATTCTCAACTTATCATCTCTATTCAAAAGAGATAGCTCATTATCAACATCAAATTCTTTCTCATTCAACGAAACAATATTCAATTTGTCCATTGTAAACATGTAGTTATTCTTAGCACCACAATGTTGACAAATATACTCAGTTGAATAACCTTCATTCTTGTAAGTATTTGCCCGAAGCCAGAAAAGAATATAAAGCTTATCGGCAACATATAATTCATCAACCGAAATTCCCGTAATAGTATTCTGAAGAACTTCATTGATAATAAATGAGAAATTAGATTCATTCATACCAGCCAACAGTTTTGTTTCTTTTACTGTTAATGGACGACCATAAATTACCGTTCCTTCTGGATATAACCGATAATCTGTTGGTACACCTTCAATAGGAAACATATTAGTCTTAGTGGTAATTGTTTCTTTTTGAACTGGTTCTTCCTGGAATTCTTTTACCAGAGGAGTTCTTTTTCTTGGAGTTGACATATAAACCTTTCTATACTGCTATTAGTATATATGAGGTAAATTAAGGCTTCTTTTTACCAAAATATTCTAAAGAGTCTACCGAAGAAAATCCACGCTCCATTTGATTTATTGAACCGCGACCATCTACTTCATGAAAATGGTCAGCGTTGAATGTGATATCGTAGAAGATTTGCTTTCCATCTTCATAACTATAGTTTGCTGTGGATGCTTTCAAGTAATAACAATTCTTGAAATATACTTTTCTTACATTAGTTCCATCAGCTTGATAAACACTAACTACAATATGGTCAATTATTGTATTGTGATATCTTTTGTTGAAACCATCTTTATCTATGTTTCTTTCTACTAGTCTACGAATTAATTTATTAACAACTCCATCCGAGTCTTCTTCAAATCTAATAGTAAACTCAAATCCGTTATGGTCTAATATTGGAAATGATTTGACGAAAGGTCCAACTTGCTGGTCTTCTTTCTTAAATGAATAATTGGGCAACTCTACAGAAACCGCATGATAAGCATATAGCCCATTAAATACGGAAGCTGTAGAGTCAGATTCATCAAAATACACCATGAAATTGAATGACCGCTGAATGTCTTTTCGAATGTAGAAATTGGCGGTTCTACTTGTTAGTGAACCACCATCATTCAAAAAATTTCCACGGTCATCAGCCATGGATTAGCTCGCTGTCTCCTGAACATTTAGCTTCAAGGTAGGATTTGGTCCGCCGAGATATGGAGGATTGTCAGTATCACCCATCAACCAGAAATCAAACTGGAATGTGGCATTATACTTAACCGCTTCATTTGTGCTATAGTCAAGAGCAACATCATCAACATTCTGAAGCCAAGCGTTATAGAAATAAATGGAGTTGTTGAAAACTTCACCATTATATCTAACCGGGGTGACACGAATCATGTCGACATACGCATCTGACTTAGTTTGTCCACGCTTCTTTCCTGAATTGGAGTGACCCTTAGTAACATCGAAAATCATCTGATGCCAATTATAAAGCCAAATTCCAATTCCTTGAGATTCGGTTTCCTCAAATTGGATAGAAGTTGTGTTTCCAAAAGAAGGCTTTCCGGGGAAATACTGCTTCATCGCACCGAAATTAGATTCGATAGCTTCATGACCGCGCTGAGGAATTGTAGCATTCCGAGCACGAAAAGTAATATCCTCAGACTTCCAATTGGTTCCAAGAGCCGTATCATATCCAGGAAGCTGCTTGTTTGTGAAGTTCATTATCTCAACTTCAAACATGAACGAACGCTCAATATCAGCAAAATTCTTGATATTTCGTCCTTCAATAAACATGGGAGAAATTCTTGCCATTTTACTTTACTCCTTACTCGCTGACCGTGACGGAATCAGCGGTTATTATCACTTTAAGATTTATGTATTCAATCGCATATGTTGGCTGAATATATAAATCAACATTCAAAATATTCTGAGCAATAGAAGTTGGTGTATTATTGGAATCATCAACAACTGCTCTAAATGATTGGACACCTTCACCAGTCTTAACAGCCGACATGAAGTTGTTAATCAAACTGGTTACCCGTTCACGAGTCTTAGCAGAGTTTCCTTTGAATAGGAAAGCTGCAAGAATGTTTTCTACGTTTCTTTCAACATACAAAAGCATACGACGAACGTTAATTCTGTCTCTTGCGGTATTCTTTAGTTGAGCAGTCTTCTGACCCCAAATATATTGAATTCCGGCAATACGCTTAACACAATTGATGTTGTAACGCTCATATAAGTTACCGAGGTCAATATCATCAAGTTTGATGTTTTGCTTTGCGGCAGGAACTCCACCAAAATCTTGTCCAGCCGGAGCATCCCAACGATTTGCTACACGGTCTGTTCTTGCGATAACCGAAGCGGCAAAAATTGAATTAGGAAGCCAAACACGAACAGAGTTGTATGGGTCAAGAATCTGCTGCCAACCAACATACTTACCCCAATAAGAAGGATTTGAAACCGAACCCGAACCAACTCCAGCGGAATCGGCGGCGACAATTTGAGCCTTTGTTGTTGCTGTTAAACTCCCAACGTTGGCTACCGCAAATACATCCATTCTCTTTGAAACAACACTATCAACTGTCGATGCCAAGTTAACATCAACAACGTTTCCCGAAGCAACGCCGTTGTAAGGAGTTACGTTGAAAATGTCAATAGTTTCAGATGATTTGTTTCCATAAAAACTCCAAGCTGCATTGATGCTTCCGGTTGAAGGAGTGTTGAATGTTCCATCATCTCCACCAAGCAAAGGTAAATATGTTGATGTATAAGAAGGAAGAACTCCATTTGAACGAACATAAATGTAGCTGGATTTTCCGTTAATTACTTCATCAACAAACAACGTATTTCCGGAATTGTCAAGAATAGCGAAGTCATGAGAAACATAAAACGTTTCAGCAGGAGATGCGGAAATTGAAGACCAAATCTTTTGGAAATCATCCGCAGAATTCTTAACATAAACATTCAATTTGAAAATAGAACGCCACTTCGCATTTGCCGCCGAAATATTAGCTGGGTCATCATAGCGATATTTCCAATCTACCAATCCCGATGTCGAAAGCGTATCAATATGGGATGTGATAACTGAAATAGCAATATTATTTCCCCAAATACCTGGAGCGTTAGCGTGAATTTCTAATGGAGCTACTGGTTCTGGGGCGAAATCACCAATATCATCCGCAGAATAACCCTCAGCATATCCACTAATTGCTGAAGTTGCTGTAGCAGTTTTCGCTAATGAAGTTGCTGATGCCGGTTGTGCGGATGTTCCTGAAAGACCAACGCCCGAATAAACTTCTGTTCCATTTGTAGCACGAACGAAATAAACATTTGAAGTTTCTTTCAAAGATTCGCGAGCTGCATAGATACCATAATCAATTATCTGAGTTCCTGGAACACCACCAGATACAAGAGGAGCACCGAACAAACTAATTAATTCCTGCTCACTCTTTACTAAAACCTTTGAGTTGACAATTCCTTTTCTGGCCAATCCAACGGTAGCAACTACAGTGCTGTTATCTACAACATTCACTTGTGAGTTATCTACTTCTGTAGTTACTATGCCAGGAAGACCTGTATACGCCATATTGTATTTTCTCCTACTTTATATCTGTATTTATAATCTTAGAGAAATCCAAATCCATTGTCATTATTTCCAAAATTATCACCATATCCACCATAATTTCCATACGGACTTCCATAATTATAATCTTCAAATCCATTACCAACAACATTACCATCCATGATAGCAAAACTTGAAAATGAATTCTTTTCACCATCTTCTGATTTTGTTTCTAAACCATCAAAGAAATCAGTTGTCACATAATATAAAGCCCAAATCAAAGAAGAAACACAATCATCGTTCTCATTCTGTCCTTCAGCGTGAAACACATTAGGAGAAACTTCAATGTAACGAGAAAGTTCATAAATGGTTCTCTTGTCACATATTTCAAGCCAACCGTTCTCAATATATTTCTTTAGAAGCATGTTCCCTTCTAACTTTGATTTTCTAGTAGCTCTAACCCCCAACCCCTTCTTATCACAATTAAGCAAACGTTCAAAGTTCTTCTTATTCCACAACTCAGAACAAAACAATTCCCCAACGTCATTAGATTCCGCCATAACTTCGCACTCATTGTAGAAGTCCGAAATACCAATAGTAATATCAACCAACTTATCAATTTTTATGTAATTGGAACGGAAAACAGCAACCTGCTTAATCTCAGCAACATTGTTTATTCTTAAAACTTGAATAACCGAATAATCATTTCCAGAACCTTTTCCTGGGTCAACTCCGATAATATACTTCTCACCTTCTATAGGCTGCTCATATATTTGTAAAGCTCCAGAATAATGAGAAATGTCAATAGGTTCCTTCGGAGTCAATTCCTCTAATTTATCAGCTTCTATTAGCTGAGAAGATGAACCAAGAAAACGGCAGTCAAATTCTTGAGAAAATTGTTGCTTAGAATATCCACTTCGTAAAATCCCTTCTTTCCACTCTTCGTCTCTATCAGGATGTAAATGCCATGGTAGTTTAACAGAATAAAAATCATTCTCCCCAATAACACCCGCTCGATATATTGTATAAAAATGGTTTAATCCGTTTGGAGTTGAAACCATTATAATTTTTCCATTTTTACTTGATGATATTGTTGGCATTACTGACGCTTGAAAATCTTCCCAAATATAATCCGCGATCCAAGCTGATTCGTCAACAAAACAGCAATTTATAGAAAAACCACGAATTGAGTTTGATGATGTTGATGATGCTAATATACGAACACCATTTTCCAAACGAATTGTTTTTTTATTATATTCTATAACACCTCGCTGCATCCAAAGTGGAAGTAGTTGATATGCCATCTGGATTCTTCCCAAAATTTCAATGGCAGTTGCTTCTCTATTAGCCAACACAGCTATCGTATAATCTTTTCTAAATAACATTTCGTGAAGAAGATATATCGTAGTTACCGTAGTTTTTGACATCTGACGAGCAGCAAGTATACAAACATGCTTTTTGTTATTTGGTGGATTTTTTATAACCTTAATTAAACTTTTCTGAAATCCCCAAAGTGGTATTTTTATCTTACCTTTGTCTAAGTTTTGAATATAAAAATAGTTCTCAGCGAAATAAAGGATATCTTCTTTACATCTAATTATCTCTCTTATCATTTCTTGAGAATATTCAAAAGTCTCACCAGCACCTCTAAGAGTCGTATTACCATCGAACATAATTAAAACCTCATTTCAAAGTATATAGTATTTTGTTCTTACTTCTTATAATATTTTTTATAGATATTAGAAGTCAATCCAAAATCAATCAGAAGAACTTTTCCATTTTTCTTCCCCCAACTTGAGATTCTAACCATATCTCCAACTGAAAGATTGAAATTTTCTATTAGTCCAGCCAATTCATTTAGAAGTTTGTTATTTTGTATTTGTTGTTCTTTCTTATAATCTATTTC